CGCAGAGCATACGCTGTGCGCTTTGATCCCATGAACGCTTTTGCCCATTGTTTTGGCTGTCACCAGAAGCTAGGTAGCAATCCTGATGACTTCCAGCGCTGGGCAGAGGCTCATCTTGGCGAGCAAGCCATTGGCATATTGCGTGAGAAGCGTGAAAACATTGGCCTTGCTAAAGACTATAAGAAGAACCTTAAAGACGTTGCCAAGCACTACCGTGAGCAATTTGCACTCATACAAGCAGCGCGAGCAGAAGGTAATGACGGACGAATCGAATTCATTGGGTATATTTGATATGAGTATAAACGAAGGCCAGCACTGGATAGTTAATTCAGACCACGCAATGAAGATGTTCAAGGAGCATATGGACGAGCTGTATGCCAAGGACAAGTACCTAGTAATCAAATGGGCAACTGGCAAACAACGCTCACTCAAGCAGAACTCCGCGCTTCACGTTTGGTGTCAGCTCATGGCTGACGAGCTGAACTCTGCTGGCTTGGGAATGGAGAAGGTCTTAGAGCATAAAGCATCCATTGATTGGACGATGGCAGGCGTTAAAGAACACCTGTGGAAGCCAGTTCAGGAAGCTATGACAGGCAAAGACTCTACAGCGGAGGCCGAGAAAGTGGACTACGTTAAAGTCTATGAGACCTTAAATCGCCATTTTGGTGACAAGATGGGCATTCATGTGCCGTGGCCTGTAAATGAAAAAAGCAATCCTTGAGATAGATCCGCTATGGCGAGAGATTGCCGATAACAGTCCTGAATCGCTTAATGGACGGTCTGTTAACAAGAACTCCTATATCACTGGAGTTATAGGCGAATTGGCTGTATCTCAGGCATTAGCAAGCCTTGGGATACCTCACAGTCACGAAGATACCTATGACTTCGATTTTCTTGTTGAAGGTATAAGAATAGACGTTAAAACAACTAACTTTATTTTTGGTAACATTAGAGAAGATCACCATGTAATGCTGACCGACTATTTAAAGAATCAGCAGTGTGATGCTTACATTTTTGCTGCTATAAATTATCCAGAAAATGCTGTACATATTATGGGATGTTGCGCCAAGTTTTGGTTCTGGAAAACAGATGCTGCAAAAGACTATAAAAAAGGCGAGGCCGTATTCAAGAAAGGAATAAAAGAAGATGCTAGAGTTATGAAATTTAAGCACCTTACAAGCATCTACGGACTGCCATTGTTATTAGAGGCATTGAAATGAAGCGACTAGAGTTTGAAATAAAAAGCCAAGAGCAAATTGAAGAATGGCTTGAAGAAGTAGAAGGCAGGATGTCAGAGAATGATCTGAACCATATAGCTACTATCGCTTTTAACTTAGCTAACATGGATGAGTTCATATTTAGCAATGATGAGGTCTGTGACAAGTTTCTAAACTATCAAACAACTCATTACTATGGAGGCGCTTTGCACTAAGTATTATACATACTTTCCTGTCTCAATCATCTCAGCCAGTTCGGTAGCTCGGTTTCCTGTTTGCTCCGCAAAGCGACTATCTAAAAGCTGAGTCGCAGCTTCCTTATAATCAGCTCTTTCAAACGCCTCTATCATTTTGTGGAAACCACGAAACCTTGTAGCGCCTAGACAGAAGAATGCATCTATGACCGCCTCAGTTCTAACCTCATCAAGATCACCGAACCAGACATATTCTTTGTTGATCTCTTTGATGCACCTAACAATATCATTAGATAGTAGATAGTCTATTTCATCTTCAGACAAACCAAGACCGCCACGATTGTCTACGTTGCGACCAACGCCTATTGTGTATCTGTTCTCAGTACACAGATAAACAAAATTCTCTGCGCCTTCGTGACGCTTAAGCATCTTGATTAAGTTTTCCATTACTTCCCTACTTGCTTGACGCGCTCGTAGCTTCTAGCGCCAGCTAAACCGAGCATACCCATAAGCACCGGAAGCATCACCGTAGTATCAGCCTGTGGTACTTCTACGCCAAAAGGCGCAGCAAGAGGAGAAATAAGAAAGTTCACCGCAAAGCCTGCTACACAAACCCAAGCGGTTGCAGGCCTCCAAGAAGACTGAAACCAGTTGCCTTTAGCCTCTTCACGGTTGACAGCGATTTGCGCCAACATGATTTCCTGATGGTGCTTGTCAGCCATCGTTGCAATCTGGTGTGCAAGCTCGTTCTTCTTGTCCTTGTCTTCAACAAACTGGTCTAAAAGATTTGTCACTGGCTCAATCAAAGCCGTAAGAGAGGACAGCATTTAATTAACCGCTAGAGCAATAACTACAATAACAGACAGAATAACAACAACAGTTGCTTGTTCCTCTGTCGCGCTCATGAATTTAGATTTTGCAAATTTACCTATTACTTTAATATATTTCATGCGGACTCCTATTTGTCTGCTTTGTTTTCTAGCCGTTTAAAGATCGCACCGAGCAGCTCTTTAACTTCGCGTATATCTTCTCGGTAATCTTCTTTCGAAACGTACTGCATAGGTATAGCTTTCATGTCAGCGTCTATTCTATCTAGCAATACAAACACACGATTAACCATCCAACCGCCAATAAAACCAACCAGAGCTATACCTACATTAAATATAATTTGATATTCCATGTTTAAACTATTACTCCAACCACTGCCATAGTACAGGCAAACATAATTAATCCAAGAAACGCGAACCCAATACCATCGATAACTAAACGCTTTCTTGCGGCCTTAGCTCGCGCTGCTTCTAACCTTCGCTTACGGATAGTAGCTCTAGTTCTTAGCATCTCAATGTAAACTTCTTGACCTACCGTGTAGGTTATAATTTCTCTAAGCTGCTTTTCCATCTGCATGGTTTTTTGCTTTGCCATTGTAATCTGTAATGCTGCCGACTCTACAGATCCTTTAGCAAATAGCTTAGACATTGCCGAGGCATTCTCAACACCTGCCTCTGCTTCTGCAATTTTATCCTTAGCGTCAAAGAAAGCACCGAACTTGTGTGCTAGATCGTTTATCTCATGACCTTTGTTGACAGCTTGTTGTATGTAATTAAACGCCTTACCTGCCGCTGATACTGCTGCAATAATTTCTATCACGGATACACCTTTACATTTTCTGGATTAACAAGCCGTGGCACACAGTACGCAGCGATTCTTACTTGGTTTTGGTTAGCTCCTCTTGCTTCAATTTTGCTTTTAACAATCTCACGAGCGTAATGTTGACATTTAAATATGTCGTAAAAATAGAAATTTGGCGGGTCAGGCTGAATGACTCCATTTACTAATACTACCAATAGAAATAAATGGGTCACCCATACTACTCAGCAGGCTCTTCAGCGGCAGGCTCTTCAGCAGCTTCTTCAGCAGCTTCTTCAACTACTGGCTCTTCAGCAGGCTCTTCAACAGCTTCGACTACTGGCTCTTCAACAACAGGAATCTCTACAACAACGCCTTCAGCATCTACCCAAGAGCCGTCTTCTTGTCGCACACAGCCAACAGACAAAACTTCGGGTACGTCTATTGCAGACTTTATAATATCTTTGTGAAAGCATTCCCCTAAAGAGAACCCTTCGACAGCGACCAATTCTTGAGCAATGGTATTTCCGTTCATTAAAACTATCATATTAATACTCCAATATTACGAGACCTCTGCCGCCAGTAGTTTTTCCTCCGGCAGCAGGTAAAGATGCAACTCCAGTTGGCGCGCCTGCGCCATCACCTCCTCCATTTACACCGTGTTGAGAGTATCCTCCTCCTCCACCAGTGCCAATAAAGTCAATGCTAGTGATAGGAAGCGTGGTAGGAGGATATTTAGGATCGTTTGCAGTAGCGTTGTGAAATCCTCCTGTGCTACCAACACCTGAACCGCCAGGTTGGGTACTATTACTTGATTGTCCTCCACCAGATGCCCCGCTAGAATTTCTCCATCCTCCGTTACCAAAGATGTTAGCAGCTCCTCCTCCCGCCGAGGCTCCCATTCCTCCTTGATAATTCACATCTCCTCCTACGCCAATTCCTCCTGATGAAGACGTTATTCCTGCTGTAGCTGACACGAAAGAGCCAAAGGAAGACGCTTGTGCTGAGTCTCCTACTGTCACCGCAATAGCTTGAGCAGGAGTGACATCGCAAACTTTCATTGCAAAGCCGCCACCTCCTCCATTGGTGCTGCCACCTCCTCCCCAGATTCTTACTCTAACCCTGTTTACATTAAGCGGAACGGTGAATGTACCCGATTGAGGAAACATTTGAATCTGGCCGTTTCCAAATACTCCGGTAACAGGATTAGATTGATTAGCGTTTTGTATTGGAAAACTCATTTCTTAATCTCCGAATGTGACGTTTCTGCCATTAATGAATCCAGAAACGCCTTTTGTTGTAGGCTCTCTAAAATCAAAATTTTCTTGAGGAGTGCTTGCCGAATAAGCATTGCTTAAAATAGCAGCTCCTTTAGCTTGAACAACACCTGTACCACCCGCCGCGCATTCAGTTGCAGAAACACCTAAAAATGCAGATGTTACCGGATTTAAGATAACTCCTTGACTTGCAGTAACACCCGCAGTGGTTGTTAATCCAAAACTTGAACTACGCATATCGACTGGTGCGATTGAATGGAAATTAGTATCTATAGTGCTTTTCCAGATAACGTGAGTTTTGGTATCTCGACCTGCAAACATATGGCCTACAGAATATTTGCTGCTACTTCCTCCTGTTGATAAATAATTAACAGACGCATTGCTGTACAAGTAATTTATATTTTCATCATCTCGAAGCCATCCTTGCAGGCCGTTTGGAGACTGAGTTGTGTTATAGAAAAAAGTTATATTTCCTTTACCGTCCTGACCTACCAACATACCGTTATTATCTGGCCTGTTGTCGTTCAGTGCTTCGGTCTCATACTGATTTCTAGCACTTGACCTCCAAGTTCGCAAATATGTTTGGTCACTTTGATTGTATGGAAGATGAACCGCGCCAGAAGCAGTAGTTAGCATATCTTGATTGAGTCTATCGTAATTAGTGCTACCAAGCTGCTCAATAAGATAAAAAGTAAAATCGCCATCGTTTGAAAGTTTTGATCCTCGTAAACATCTCCAAGCGTTACCAGAACCGTGATACGCCACCCAAATATTGCCTTGAGAATCAAAAACCGATTTTACGCTTCGCAAATTAAAGATATTAGTTTGTTCAGTATAATCTTCAAAAAGCAATGTTGAATTAGAAGTATCGACACTCATCCATCGGCAATAATTAGAGCTGTCTCTAAAAAACAAAATAAAAGAGTTTGGAAGATATGGAATGCCATTACACGACATTGTTCCATCTGAGCTAGTTAAAGTGAATGATCCTATCGGACTATTATTGCCTAGCAATGATATCTTTTTAATAAAAGACATTGTTGAAGAGTATACATTTGCGTATGTATTTCTACTTCCATTTTCAAGCTCAATATAACAAACAACAATATTTCCATTAGCTAACTTTGTAATATCCCAACCTAATAAATAATGGTCACTATTTCCATTTGAGCTTATATTTGTCTTAGAAATTTGTGAATAATTAGAGTCTAATATTGTTAGCTGTAAAGGCCAAAGCGAATTGACAGGGTCTCCACCACCGATAACGACTATGTTTCCATTGTCTAATTCGAGTCCTCTGACTTTTGTGTTTTGATAAAAATCAGTAGTTAAACTTACTCGTCCTGACATAAAATCATTTACTGTTGCGGTTTCTTCGGTAACAGTAAATGAGCTTGCGTTTTCTGTTGCCAAGAATTTTGCATTCCGAGGAGTGCTTCCTGCTTTTGCGTATAAATTAACACTTGCTGAAGTAGTTCCTACGGTTACAGGATCAGTATAATTTGGGCTAACTAAATTATAATTATTATCAATTTTTACATATGCCACAGGAACATTTGATTGACCCTGAGCCATATAACTTTTACTAACTCCAAATGATTTTCCCGCAATCAATTTCATATCTGAAGAAGTTTTTATAAATGCTCTTGCGCCTTGGGCGCGACCATAATCGGTCGTAGTTTGCTGAAGTATAGGAGAGATTTGAGTTCCGTTAGTGTTTACGAATTGTGCCTGACTCCACTTATACCCGTCTGTGTAACAAAAAAAGTTTTCAGTTCCGGTCACATTAGCTATATGAGGATTTGTAAAATCTAAGTTCTGAACTTGATGGTCGTTATTCAAAGCAACAGCAGCATCCCAAGTTCCTGCCGCTAATCCCTGCTTAGTAATAACATTAATATAATCATTACTATTACCAGTGCTAAGGATCATCATTTTATCTGTAGATGAGACCGCAATTTGAACAGATACAACATCTCCGTAGATATTGCTATTAACAGTGTCAGTGCTTACAACACCTAAAGTAGAATTATATATTCTTCTATAAATACCTCCGCTTACACCATAAGCAACATGAAGTTGATTAGAGGAATCAACAAATCCACCCATTTTTAAAGGTCTAGCAACAGTAGAAATTGTAACTTGATTTGTTACACTGGTAGATCCTGCTGTAGAAAGCCATATATCTGCCGTGCTATTACTATTTCTCATTGCTAAAAAACAAGTTGAACCATTAGGCATATACAAGACTTGAGCATAAGCCATATCACTTTGCCCTGTGTATCGGTAATGCGTTGCGTTTACAGGTACGCCATTATTTGTGTACTGCCTCCAACAAACATAATCAGTATTATCAATCCAACAAACAACAAATCCAGTTGCGTTTGCTGCAATATTAAAACTTGAACGACCATTATTTACATTTAAGTCATTGTGATTGCATTGATGCTCCTGCATGACAACACTATCATCAGGCTGACGAACAGTTACAAAAACATTATTACCATAAGCATCTGGTTCTCTATTTGCGTTTTGTGTTCTAAAGTAAATATAAGCCACATTACCGTCACCCAAAAGAGCAGCAGCAACACCTTTCCCGCATCCTCCATCCTTTTCAATATATTTAGCGCCAAACCAATAATCTGAGGAAGGATTTACGACAGACAATTCTTTGGTTGCAGCAAAATTATCTGTAGAAACAAATCCACTTGGAATCAAACCTGTGTCAGATACTGTTTGATATATTAAATCTCCTGCATCAAATCCCGCAGAAGAGCCTACAGTAACTAAACCCGCAGAATCAGCCGTTGTTGTATTAGTGCGTCCCATTTTTTAAGCCTCATAACCGTAAACATTAATTGTGACACCCGCCGCAGTAGAATAAGCGACTACTTTTTTGTCACCCGAAACCACTATGCCAGTTCGCTCTAACACCCCGCCGACAGACATAGGTGCGTTGTATTCTAAATACTCAGCGTCAGTTGGAGTATCAGTCGCAGAAACCGCAAGCCTTACAGCTGCTACGCTTGGGCCTTGATTAACAGCGTTAATAATAATTGTAGCCGTCTGTCCATTCGGCACAGTGTAGACCGTTGTATTTGTTGCAGCCGCCAGAGCTGCTTGTCCTAGAGTTCCAGTAGCCATAATTTAAAATCCTGAGAAGAAGTATGCTTTGGGTTCTGAGAATGAATCGACAGCTTGCCAAGAAGGAGTCGTTCCGTCAGTTTGTAAATACTTGCCTGCGTTGCCAACCTGTAGCGGTAGCTCGTCTGGGCTTGGTGGTGACCATATTAACACAGTACCATTAGTTGTCAGAACATTGCCATTTTGCCCTGATTGGTCAGGTATCTCGTCCGGTACGGTCTCCCAAGACATCGCCGCACCAGTAGACTTGAGATACTTAGTAGCCTGTCCGTTGTAATCAGGCGCGTCTGTTATCTGCGACCAAGTTAAACTTGTAACGATATCCGCTGAATTCTGCCAAGCAGTACCGTTGTAAACCCGCAGAATATTTGTGGTAGTGTTGAAGTACAAAGCTCCTGTCTGTAGAGCTTGACCCTGATTATCTACTGTAGGATCGGATGCTTTCTCTCCGAGGTAAATGTCCTCAAATTCTTCTAGCGTATCTACTGCTTCGGCTGCGCTTGCTGCCGAAGCTATAGCACTGTTCTGAGAAGCAGTAGCAAAACCAGAGCTATCTACCGCAGATGCTGCACTAGCTGTGGCACTGTTCTGAGAAGCCGTAGCGCTATTAGCACTTGCTACGGCTGAGGCCGCTGAATCATCAGCGGAATCTTGAGAAGATGCGGCTGCAAGCAATGAAGTAGTAGCGCTTGCAGCACTATCTGTTGCGCTGCTTGCAGAAGCTGCCGCACTGTTGGCGCTTGCAGTTGCACTCGCCGCCGCTGCTGCCGCACTAGCAGCCGCATCTGCTGACGTTCCTACCCAGTAAGTAGGCCGATTTGCAGGATCTGAAGGATCGTTTCCAGTGTTAGCGGCCTGCTGGGAAGTGTACAGAACGCCATCAGTGCCTACTGCATTCTGATTTAATGCGTACTCCGCTGTAGATATCCAAGCAAAACTTAATAAAACCCAGTTAGCAGCGCTAATGGATGGATTGTTATTGACGTTGCTGTTAGTCAGGCTTTGATATTGCTCGCCATTATAAGTGACGATTGAGCCTTCCTGATAGGTTATGCCAGCATTCCACTGTATCGAATACAGTAAAGACCAAAAACCAGAAGTGTTGATAGGATTGTTGTTTTGATTACCAGCAACAAGCGAGCGGTAGTAAACACCGTCACTACCAATCACCACGGAGTTCGTAGAGTAAATACGAGTGGCTACCCAAGGATCACCAAAATTCGTTCCTGTCTCGCCTACAGGATCTCTGACAAGGATCTGTACGTCATTCTTATCAGCAAGAATAGCCTTAGCTACACCGTCAAAGAAGATATTAGGCTGACGGCCTGCCGCAGTTAAAATTACCGGATTGGTATTTGGAATGGTAAAGTTGATGTCTGCATAGGTAATCTTAGGAGTAGTAGTTCCTGAGTCATAGAAATACAGCTTGCCGCTGCCTAATGGATCACCAGCGTCATCAAAGTATTGTGCGTTAATTTCACCGAATCTAGCCATTATCTCATTTCCTCAGTAATCGCTGCTGCTGTTCCTGCGCCGAGTGCGCCGCCAGTAGATGGTATTTCTGGCCTTAATACTGTTGCTCTTTCTACAACATCACCCATGATAGGAGCTGCGCCAGATAGAACCATTCTTTCTTCGCCAGCTTGTTTTGTGCTTTTAATAACAGAGCCAGCTAAGTCCACAAGACCTTGAGAAAGCCTTCCTCCCAATCCTCTAGCAACTTGTTCAAGATCCTTAACACCTTGTCTAATAGCTTGCGCGCTAGGCCCAGATCCTTTTTGTCTACCGGAAATAGGCTCAATAATTCTTGATAGGCTCATGACATCTTTAATAAAAGAAAGCTCTTCTTTGTTAAAAATTACCTTTAACTTGTCCATTCCTATTCTTTTTAATACTTGCTCTAGTCGGTTGCGAGTCATTGCTTGACCTCCTAGCTCTCCTAATGGGCCTCTAAATATTTCATTTTTTATATAATTTATAGTTTCTGCTCTTAGGTCTGCCCATGCTTGTGCGCCTTGAGGACTTATAAACTTATCTCTTCCTACAATGTAATTCTTTAAGGCGCGAAGGTCAGATGACGAATATCCTTTAGAAGCAACAACTCTGTTAAATACATTTTCAGGAGCTATCTTTTGTTCAAGCAAATCTCTTATTAGACTTTTCTCATTCTTAGAAAACTTGCTTAATTGATCCGGTTGTAAATTACGCCTAAATTCTTTGTAAGCGTCACGGCCTCGCTTATAGGCATCTCTTCCCAAAGCTCTTGTAACATCATCATCAAGAGCTTCTTTAACATCTCTTATTATAACGCGAGCGGTGCTGTTCGCTCCGTCAAACAATTGATTAGCATATTGCCTTACTATTTCTGCTTGCTGAGGAGTAACCATAACAGGCCCATCAGGAGCAGCTTTACCTTTAGGTA